GTTCATTAAAGGGTTCGGGGCGTTTTTTAATAGGAAGTTTATTTCACTTTCGCTTTCCACGAGAGCGTCCTTGTCTTTTTTGATATGACGGGGTTTGAGCTTACTAGCGTGACTGGCGATGCGATCAATGGAAATACGGACGGTATCGCTATTAAGGATGTTCGTCCCGAAATGGGAAAAAACCGCTTCGATGTTAAGCGGGAGAATCCCTGTAATAGATTCTTTTTTCTTGCGTTTGAAAATAGCCATTATTTTATCATCCCTTCATATTCGATTTTGTAACGGTTTAACACGGCATAGGCAATGATGAGGGCAACTGCCCCATCGATGCGCTTGAACTTACTGCCGAGCTTACTTGGCTGGATATTGCCATTTATGTCAATCTTGGCTTGGGTGTTAGCCAGATTCCATTTTAGTAAGGGATTATTATCGTAAACGACGAGTTTGTTCTTTAGATCCGCTTCCAGCTGTTTCATCGGTTCGCTTAAGGAGTAGACGCCTTGCCGGACTTTCTCCATGGTGAATCCCATTTCTTCCATCTCTTTGACCCAGTAGAGAGCGTTCCAAGGATCATAACCGACCCACAAAGGACGGATGTTGAAGGTCTGAACCATCTTCAGAAACCATTTCGTCACTAGGCTAAAATCGTTTTGGCTTCCTTCAGTCAGTGTGAGTAGACCGTTTTTAAGATAGATGTCATAGGGAACGGAATCTTCTTCCATCCGCTTTTTGAGTACATCACTTGGCATGAAAAACTGCGGGATGATGTACTTCTTCTCGTCTTTTATTACAAGTAATAAGGCGGCGGTTAAATCTGTCGTATTCGATAAATCGACCGCGCCGATGGCGTAGGAATTCTTTAAGCTATTAATGTTAAAACGTTCTTCGTTGTTGAGATCGTCGTAAGTGAGCCAACTCCCACTGTCGCTTTGTTTGATATTGAAGTCTTTGCAAAGCATCGTCACACGGGTCGATAAGTCGTTACGGGCTTTATTCATGATGTCGTCAAGATAGGATTGCAGTTTCACTTTACCAAGCGAGGGATTAGATTTTTGCCACGTTCTTCGATCGCGGTAGATTTCTTCTTGGGAGTCCTGGGTGTAAAGCCACGGAAGAAGTTTATCATCGACGATTTCGCCCTTGATCATCTTCCGGCAATAGGCGAGTTTTTTATCGAGAAAGCCTTCGGTGACTGTCCCTTCAGTGGTGATGATGAAGATAAGTGGTTCTTTTTTGGTCGACTGGCTCTGCTTGATGGCATCGTAAACTTTCGAGTCTGTCATCTCGTGGACTTCGTCGATACAGCCGACCTCGATGTTATAACCATCTTTGTTCCGACTTTGAGCGGACAACTTCTTAATCTTGTTTTTCGTTTTTGGAGAATAGATATAGAAGATATTCTTCTTGGAGCGTTTTTCACTGCGGAGGGCTTTACTGCCTTCACGCATATTGTTGATTTCTTCATAGAGAATGGAAGCCTGGTCGTTCGTGTTAGAGGCACAGACGATGTCCACCCCACCTTTAGCAAGGAAGAATTCAGCCAAGTCAATGCCGGCGATGAACGTCGTCTTGCCGTTTTTTCGGGCGACAAGAAGGATTACTTCGTTGAATCTTCTCAGCCCTGTAGCTTTTTCTTTAAAGCCATAGGCCGTTTGAAGGAGGGCTTTCTCCCAGAGTTCTAAAATAAAAGGCTCGCCATTAAACGGCGACTTCGTGTGTTTGCAGAAGGTTTCGATGAACTCGATCCTGATGTTTCCGGCTTTCTCATCGAAAAGATAACGAGGGTCGTCGATTTCTTTGACGAGTTTATCAAGCGTCGTCTTCAGTTCATTGCCAACCAAGATATCGCCGTTATTTATGCATTTATAGTATTCAAGGAGGTGGTTCATGATATGCCTTTGAGGAACTTATCAAGTTCGTCATCTTCCCCACCACTGGTTTTCCCAAGGATAGCGTTGATGGTTTTGAGGGTCGAGGAATAAGAGGCAACCAGTTTAGTGTAAAACTTCGCCGCCTCGCTTTGGCGTTGCTTGCCACTTTTAGTGACTTGCACGGATCCGTAGAGATTAATCTGCTCTTGGACGATGGCAAGTTCGCTTTTCATAAACGCCATTTGTTGCAGGAGTTCATCGACGAGGGCTTTTTTGCTTTCATCAAGCGCATCCAAAACGAAAAGACCTTTCAGTCTTTCGTATTCTTCATGGACGCATGAATTAAGAGTCTTCTTCATCGGGTTCCTCAAATATCGTTTCGGGACATAACACAATATCGCCCACGAGCTTGATGGAGGTGAGACCTTCGAAGATAGTGTTTACTCTTTTCTCTTTTAAGAGACCTTCTTCATCGCAGACGATCAACATATTCATGTATCGATAAGGGTAGAGTTCAATGAGACCACCCACGGCTTGTTGCAGTTCTTTGAGGGTGAAATACTTGTTTTTCGGTTTGAGGCTTTCCATTGTTCCGTCTTCTTTGAAGTGGAGGGCGTAACTCGGATCACGAACAAGGGCGTATAGACGAAGGGGAATCACATAGTGATTGTCACACTCATCACAACAAATCTCGCCCGTGAACGGGGCGGGATTGTTACCATATCCACTGAAGGTTTTATTGCAGATAGAACAAGTCGCGTCTTTAACCATAGGTTTAGCATTTCTCTTTCATGACTTTTGCATATTCTTCTTCGACGACTTTGCGGATTTTCGCCCGTTCTAGGGTTTTCTTTTCTTCGTTGACTTCGGTGTAACTGAAGTTGATGGTGGCGATTTCGTCTTTGACGAGGGTCTTCTCGACATCTTTGAGGAGGGCGGGGATTTCACTGATCGAATTGATGAGTCCGGCATAGGTGTCTTTTTTTGAGAGTTGGCTGACTTCGATTTTGTACTTATATGGCATTTTCTGTTTCTCCGATGATTTCGTGTATTTGTTTTTTTGTGAATCGGGTTTGACCCGTCTTCTTGATGTGGCTTTCGAGCTTGGCGATTTGTTTTACGCTCACCATGCCCATGTTGTTGCGTCTGAGTTCGCTGAGGGCCTTAACGCCGATGTTGAGGTCTTCGCGGCTCACACTGATGGTTTCGACTTGCGTTCCATCTTTCTTGACTTCCCAGAGGGTGATCTTCTCGTTCATTCTTTGTTCTCCTTTAGATACTTTGTATCTAACAAAACAAATACTACAAAAATATAATATATCCAGTAAAAGGAGAATTAATTTTGCCTGGATGTCATAAACTGTTTAAGCGAGCCACGATGAAGTAGATTTGGAGTCATCTTCAGAGCGTGGGGAGCGATTTGAGTGGTTACGTAGTCCGCTTCTTTATCACTTCGTTTACCACGAGGGTATCCACAATAAATAACGGTGTCGTCCCTTTTCGACTCTTATGAAGTGATTTTAACGATAGGTTTAAATATATTTAAGGGTCAAACTGAAGACTCTTTTTCTCGCTTGGTGAAATATCTCCCCCGCGCGTGAAGGGGGTGCATTTTGAAATCGTCCAAAAGCAAGAAAAAAACCGACAACTGAATATCGGTTTTCAAAAAATTGGCTCCGCGTATTTTAGAGGTGGGGGGTGCGGTGTGTGGGTGTGTTGCCTCGAATCAGAGATGGGGGGCGTCTAAATATATTTACAATCTTCAAGCGCACGTTCAAGACACTTCTTTATCTTCTTGTACTCGCCGATTACATGGTAGATGTGAGCAATCTTGATTTGGAGATCATAACTTCCGTGTCGACTGCTTCTTGCTAGATACTTCATCGCTAGAGCCTTGTCGGCAGTCACTCCATTACCATTTAAATACATATGCGCGAGAACATACTCTGCCCGAGGTAATCTTCTCTTGTCCGCTAGTCTTCTCACAAGGTCAGCTTCGTCTGGTGCGATACTCGCTCTTCCGAGTTTGTGCTCGATACTAATGAGTATGAGCACGTCAATCATTTCATCTTTTTCTTTTTGATTCATAAAAAAATCCTCCTACTTATAAATAGGAAGGAATTTCATGTTTTGTTACAAATTTTCTTAAAATATTTTAAAACGGAATAATGTTACCGTCTTTATCAAACTGATATTGTCGTCCTTTGCCATCGAGTTCATCGTGGATCCGTTTATGACAGCTACGGCACACAAGTTGCAGATTATCATTACTAATACTGATTTTCGGGTCATGCATATTGGCTTCGCTTAAGGGAATCTTATGATGGACGATTTCGCCGACTCCACCACACACTTCGCAGAGGTATCCAGCACTGGCTATTTTGTACTCTCGAGCTTTTTGCCATGTCAATGAATTATAAAATCGCTGCAGTGTTTCCGTCTTAGCCATACTAGGAGTTACTTGCCTCAAGCAATTTATTTATCACTTCGTCGGATATTTCTTCCCAAGGATAATCTTTATTTCCGAAGTGTCCATATGTCGATAGTGGGTAATACTTTTGCTCTTTTAGTTTGAGTTCTTTGATGATGTTATACGGCGCAAAGTCAAA